CTGAAGCGTTCCTAGACTAATGGGGGTATCAAAATGGAGGATTTAATTATTGCAGAAGAAATATTTGATGATGAGATTGATGAAATAGAAGATGCTATGGACGATGAATTACAAGCTATTGACGATGAACTTGATGATACTGTAGACGAGGACTTTGATAATGAGCTTGAAGAAATAGATGATTCTGTTGATGATATTTTAGAAGAGGATATTGATGATGCATTAGACACATTATTTTAAATAAAAAAGGAGGAATTTTAAAATGGAAGAAAATAAAGAATTTAAAAAAGAAAAAAATAACGAATTTGAAGAAGAATTTAAAAAATTGTTTGATACAAGAAAAGAAGGATTTGATAAATTCAAATTAGCCGCTTTATCAACATTTGAAACTGAACTTGATGCTTTACTTAATGGAATGGAAAATGAAAATGAAATTACAGTGTGGTTTAAATTGGAAGTAGTAGACGCTGTAGGTAAAGATTCATATGAACGTCAAACTATAAGAAGACATTCGGATAAAGAAATTGCATTAGTTAATCCAAAAACAGTTGAAGATTTAAAACCAGTAGAGGAGGATAATCAAAATGGAACAGAACTATAATGAACAAGAAATTGCAGAACACTATATAGGAATTATTAAATCAAAAAGAAAACAAGGATTTACAGATGAACAGATTGCTAAGGATATTGGATTTCCTTTGGAAACTGTTCAAAGAGTAAATACTAATGATACTCTACCAGAGAACCCTAATGAGAAAGAAGATGAAGAGTTACCCATGGGCAACAGAAACAAATCTGTGGTGGGAGAAGGACAGTCCATTCAAAATGATGATAGAACCACCAATAGGGATAGCAGTTCTGAAGAAGTAAAAGAAGTTCCTAAAGGTGGAACTTATTCAGTACCTAAAAATAATAATCAAAATACACCAAATAAAGATACTGTAGAACCTAAATCTAAAGAAAATGATAACAATAAAGAAAAGTTAGATGTTAAAGAAGAATATACTCTTGAACAGTCTGCAGAAGATATGTTTTCAGAAGATGGATTCAAACAATTAAAAGCTGAATTTGCTCAAGCTAAAATTAGACATAATAAATTGTTTCATCATATTGGAAAGGTTATGCTTGGTGAAGAGGAAGATGTTATGCCATTAGAAATGTTACAGATTAAAGCAGATGCATTACAAGCATATTTAACAGTTCTTGGTGTACAGATGACTATGGTAAAAAGAATGGAAAAAGAAATCAAAAACAAGGAGGATAAATAAATGAGTGAATTATTCTTTGATGATGTAAGAGATAGAAAAGTGTTAACAATTGAAAATGCAAATCTAAGATTTTTAAATTTTAGTGGTAGACCAACATCAATTAATCCTGAGGGTGGAGTTAGACAATTTTGTGTAGATTTGCCTGACGAGAAGACTGCTAAAGACATGAAAAAAGATGGATGGAATGTTAAGGAATATAAAAATGCAGATGGTGATATAGAAGTATATTATATTCCTGTAGAAGTTAGATTTGAAAACTTTCCACCAACTATCAAAATATTTAGTCCTGATGGAACTAGTATTAACTTTACAGAAGAAAACGTTGGTGAATTAGATAATATTAACTTTGAAGAAATTGGTATATCTATTAATCCATATTATTGGGAACAGGCAGGAAATTCTGGAATAAAAGCTTATTTAGGACAAATGAATGCATTAATTATTCCTAATAGATTAGATGAAAATTGGGGCAAAAAGTTTGATTAAGAATGTAAAATTGTAAATTTTGCGGACACTTTTTTGGAATTTTTCAAAATAAAAATGTTACAAAAATGTTACAATTGTGATGGAAATGTGATAAAAGTGGTAAAAAACGGTCAAAATTGGCCGTTTTGGACACTTTGTGGACACTTTTTAAAACAAAAGTGGCCAGCTATAGCCCCGATGTTTACTGGGTTTTTACTAAAATTGGCCGTTTTGGACACTTTTTTTCTTATTTTCGCGCGAAAAAAAAATAAAAATATTTTATAAAGTCAAAATAAAAGTGTCCAATGGCCACAAAAATAGAAAGGAGATAAAATGAAACTAAAAATATTAAAATTAATATGGGATATTATATGTATGCTAATAGGATGTGTATTACCAATATATGCTTTAGTAATATGTTCTAATATGACTGAAGAAGTTATCATAGATATTGGATGCTTAGTTAGTATGATATGGATACTCTTTGGAATAGATAGATTTTCCAGAGCTATAAGAAGTGATATAGATGATATTAGAGAAAAATTTTATGAAAGTAAAGAAGAGGATATTTTAAAATGATAATAGATATAATATTATTAATAGCTGTTATATTTGGAGCAGGATTAGCAGGATATTTATTATATTCTGTATTACATGAAGACGATGAATAATAAATAATGAAAGGAGACATCAAAATGATGGAACTAATTGGAGGATTTGGAATTATAGGAAGTTTGGTTATAGGATTCAAAAGTGGTAATACTGATTTCTTTATACTAGCTGGATTAATATTTATAGGCATATGTATATTAGAAATACCAAAAATGATAATTAAAATTGTAACAACTTTAACAGAATCACTTGAAGAATCATTAGATACTTTTAAAAATAGTTTAGAAAATAAAAATGTTGACAAATAAAAGTGTCCGCATTTTTTACAATCTCTATTATAGAGAGAAAGGGTAAAAGAGTCAAAAACAGACTCTTTTCTTTTTGTCAAAAAATAAGGAGATATACATATGAAAGAGAGAGATTTTCAAAAAGCTCTTATTATAGAGCTAAAAGAAAGGTTTCCTAATTGTATTGTACTTAAAAATGATGCTAATTATAAACAAGGAATACCAGATTTGACTGTTTTGTTTGAAGATAAGTGGGCATGTTTAGAAGTTAAGAATAATAGTAAGGCTAATCATCAACCTAATCAAAATCATTGGGTAGAAAAAATGGATGAAATGTCTTATGCAGCATTTATCTATCCTGAAAATAAGGAGGAAGTGTTACATGAAATGGAACAAATATTCCTATCTTAAAGATGCCCATGCTTTTTTAGGTGGATCTCAATTTCATTGGATAGGATATGATGATGAAAAAATAGTTGATAAATATTACAAAGCCCAAGCAGTAAAAAGAGGAACCCAATTACACGATTTAGCATGTAAACTTATCAAAATGAATCAAACATTGCCAAGAGAAGAATTAACATTAAATATGTATGTTAATGATGCTATTGGATTCAGAATGAAACCAGAACAAATGTTATTTTATAGTGAAAATTGTTTTGGAACTGCAGATGCAATTTCATTTCATAGAAATAAATTAAGAATACATGACTTGAAAACTGGAACCACTCCTGCTCATATAGAGCAACTTATGGTATATGCCGCTCTTTTTTGTTTGGAGTATAAAAAGAAACCTGCAGAAATAGATATAGAATTAAGAATCTATCAAAATAATGAGGTATTATGTCATGAAGCAACCGCTGAAGATATAGTACCAATAATGGATAAAATTGTACATTTTAACAAAATAATTAATGATATTAAAGATAAAGAACGTGAATATTAAATAATTTAAGGAGGTTTCAAAATGAGTAAGGTTTCAGAAGAGATATTAGCTCATGTTGGTATACCACATGAAGGAAATACACCACATTCGGGAAGATATCAATATGGGTCGGGTGAACAACCTTATCAAAATGGTATGGACTTCTTAGAAAGAGTAAAATACTTAAAGAGAGAAGGACTATCAGATACAGAGATTGTTGAGAGTATGAAATTAAAATCAACCGGTGATTTGAGAAATCAAAAAGCAGTTGCTAATGAAGAAATAAAATTAGAGCAATATGCTAATGTGATTAAATTAAAAGAGGCTGGTTTTGGTCCAACATATATTAGTAGAAAAATTGGAATAAAAGAACCAACAGTCAGAAACTGGTTAAAAAATAGGGATGCTGCTTCTTTTCAAAAATACACAGCAGTTTCTAGAAATCTTAAAGAACAAGTAGATAGAAAAGGAATTGTTGATGTCGGAGAAGGAACCGAAGCTCACCTTGGAATTTCTAAAGAAGCTAAAAATAAAGCACTAGATATATTAGAAATGCAGGGATATAATGTATTCAAAAACCAAGGTATTCATCAGGTTACGAATCCTAATCAAATTACTAAAACTATTTATTTGGCAACTCCTGATAAAACAAGAAAAGATGTATATGACTATCAAAATGTACATCAACTTGATGAAGTTGAACAATATAGAACACCAAAAGATATAAGGGAAAATAAAAAGAGAGAAATATTAGCTCCTAGATCTTTAGATTCAAAAAGACTTATAGTTAATTATGCTGAAGAAGGTGGTAAGGATAAAGATGGTGTTATAGAACTTCGTAGAGGTGCTAAGGACTTAACATTAGGAGAATCAAAATACTCACAAGTAAGAATATTAGTTGATGGTAAATACTATTTAAAAGGAATGGCAATATATTCAGACGATTTACCAAAAGGAGTAGATGTTAGATTTAATACAAATAAACCAAAAGGGACACCAGTTATGGATCCTGGAGGAAGAGGAGTATTAAAGAAAATAAAAGAAGACGATCCTAAAAATCCATTTGGTTCACTAATAGACTATCAAACATACTACACTGATAAAAATGGAAAAGAGCAACAGTCTCTTATTAACGTAACAAGAACCGAAGGTGATTGGGAAGGTTGGAGAAAATCATTACCATCACAGTTTATTGGTAAACAACCAAAATCATTAATTGATAAACAAATTAAAATAACAGAACTACGTCAAAAAGCAGATTTCGAAGACATTAAAAAACTTAATAACCCAGTTATCAAAAAGAAACTGCTAGAAGAATTTGCATCAGAAAGAGATTCAGATGCTGTAGATTTACAACTAATGGCGTTTCCTCGTCAAAAAACGCAGGTTATTTTACCAGTTAATTCTTTAAAAGAAAATGAAGTATATGCACCTAATTTCAAAAATGGAGATACGGTTGCACTAATTCGTTTTCCACATGCTGGTCAATTCGAAATACCTATTTGTAAAGTTAATAATAGAAACAAAGAAGGTAAAGAGGTTATAACACCATCAGCTAAAGATGCGGTTGGAGTAAATCAAAAAACAGCACAAATATTATCAGGTGCAGACTTTGATGGAGATACTGTTGTAATGGTTCCTATTACAAATACTATCAAAATCAAAAACAAAAAACCTTTAGAAGGTTTAAAATCATTTGACCCAGATGTTGAGTTCCCTGAAAGAAAAGGAATGACATATTTATCTGAAGACAATAAACAAATTGAAATGGGCAAAATAAGTAATCTAATTACAGACATGACTATTAAAGGTGCTACAGAATCAGAATTAGAAAGAGCAGTTAAACATTCAATGGTCATAATAGATGCAGTTAAACACAAATATGATTATAAGCTTTCAGAAAAGGTAAACAATATTAAGGAACTCAAAAAGAAATATCAAAAACATACTCATGATGAAAAATATGGTGGCGCATCTACATTACTATCTAAATCTAAATCACCTATCTATGTTGAAGGGAAACAAGTAGGCTCATCTTGGATTGAAGGATCTAGAGAAGGTGAACCAGTTACTGGTAAAGTTAAATATAAAGTAGATAAAGGTGGATATACAAATAAGGATGGTAAATGGGTACCATATAAAACAAAGACTACTAAAATGGCTAATACTGAAGATGCTATGTCTTTGATATCAGATGTTAGGCATCCTGTTGAAATAGCTTATGCTAATCATGCTAACTTCCTAAAGAACTTAGCTAATGAAGCTAGAAAAGAAATATTATCTGTTAAGAATATAAAGATGAATAAAGAAGCTAAGATTAAGTATGCTGAAGAAGTAACAAGCCTTAAGAATAAATTAAACATAGCAAAGAAGAACAGGCCTATCGAAAGACAAGCACAACGTATTGCTACATCTAAGATAGAAGCATTAAAGAAAGACAATCCAGTATTCGATAGAAAGAGTCCTATGTATGATAAGGAACTATTACAAAAGAGAAAGCAACAATACATTGAACAAGCAAGAATAGACTTAGGTGCGGATAGTAAAGGTACCAGAGTTAAGATAACAGATAAGGAATGGGAAGCAATACAGTCAGGCGCTATATCATCAACAATGTTAAGCGAAATTATTAAACGTTCCGATAGTGAAGAACTAAGGAAGCTTGCAACACCAAAGACAAGTAAAGTTACATTAACACCTGCGAAGAAAGCAGGTATTAAAGCTATGCTTGCTGCTGGTTATACTAATGAAGAAATAGCAGAAAGATTTGGTGTTAGCGTATCAACTATTGTTAATGTTGATAAGAAATAATTTTTGTGGACAAATAAAAGTGTCCGCATTTTTTACAAGTACTATTATAGGAAGAAGTGGAAATAAAGGTCGATTTTATAAAAAATTTATAAAATAATATATTTTTATTACTACTTCTTTCTTGTTTTTACAAGTATATATGAAAGGAGGTTTGTTATGGCTACTACATATATGCTTTCAACAAAAGATAATCCATTTAATCCATTTACTGAATGGGATGAATGGTATATGTATGATGTTGATCATGGTTGGAATTCAAACGAAATTCTAGAAAGAATTGCAACGACTTCTAGTTATTTTACAGAAGGAGAAAATGATTATGAAATAGAAAGAGCTATAGATAAAATTGTAGCTATCGACCCCCTTCGAATGTATATCAAGGTGTCTAAAGAACACCCCCAGGGGGTCTAAGAAATCTTACACCCCCTAAAAAATCGCGCTGGTCTCAAAAATTTCTCCGGAGGAAAAATTCAAGGGAAGTCATTCTAAAATATTAGGGAAGGAGATACAAAATATGGCTGCACAAACAAAAAATTCTACAAAACATAAACCAAAGTCATACAAAAGTATGTCCTCTGAAGACCGAGAGAAGCAAATTATTGCTAAAGCAGTTGACTTAGCCGAGAAAAAAATTGAAGATGGTACTGCATCATCTCAAATTATTTGTCATTACTTGGATTTAGCAACGGAAGAACGCCAGCGAAAGAATGAAAAACTCAAAAAAGAAACAGAATTGCTAGAGGCTAAGAAAGATTCACTTGAAACAGAACAGAAACGAGAAGAAATTTATGAGAATGCATTAAAAGCATTTACAAGTTACTCTGGAGGACACTATGATGAAAACTTATAGTGAACTGATTAAAATAAGAACTTTTAAAGAACGATTAGAGTATTTACAACTTAAAGGTGAGGTAGGTAATGAGACATTTGGCTCAAAAAGATATCTTAATCAACAGTTTTATACTTCTAGCGAATGGAGAAGAATTCGAGATGAAGTAATTATTAGAGATAATGGCTGTGATCTTGGAGTTCAAAATGAAGAGATAGGTGGAACTATATATATTCACCACATTAATCCTCTTTCACCAGAACAATTTCAAAATTATGATGAATTTTTAGAAGAATATAATTCTTTAGATAATTTAATCTGCTGTTCAGCTAAAACTCATAATGCTATTCACTATGGAATAGATACCGATGTTAGAGTTGAACCAGTAGAACGAAAACCAAATGATCAAAATCCTTGGAGGTAATATAAAATTATATTATCAGATGGACAAGTAGTTTCATTTGCAACAGGCTGGTTATAATATATAAATAGGAGGAATCAAAATGTCAAAGAAAAACAAGTTTTACAACGAACCAGAAACAACAGAAGAGGAAGTCGTTGAAGAAGTAGAAGAGAAAGAATATGACGACGAGACTCAAAATGAGTATGATGACGAAGTTGAGGAACTAAAAGTAGAAGAAGATTCAGAGATTAAAATTCCTGAAGAGGAAGAAGTCTCAAAAACACCAGATATTGGAACAGTAAATTGTGCAAAGCTAAATGTTAGATCTATGCCAAGTATTACTTCTGAAATTTATGGTGTACTAAATATGAATGACACAGTAATCATTACAGGAGACAATGACCCACTATTCTATAAGATAGAATTTGATGAGAAAGTTGGTTATGTAATGAAAGAATTTATTAATATTTAATTAGATGTTAAAGAAAAATAATATATGATAATTTAGTTTAATAATTCTGTTTGTTAGTTTATTACTCCTTTATTATTGATGATAAAATTTTTCCAAATCCGTATTATTTTTCTAAAAACATAGTTAGCAGGCTAGAGGGTCAAATCTCTAGTCTGTCTTTTATTATCTAGAAAGGAATCAAAATGTTATCAAATACTGCCGTCCCAAAATATTATGGTAAATTTCGACAAGATGTCATAGATGGTAAAATACCAGTCTGTAAAGAGATATCTTTAGAAATGAATCGTATAGACGATCTTATAAAGAATCCAGGAATTTACTATGATGACGAGGCAGTAGAAGGTTTTATAAAATATTGTGAAAACGAACTCACATTAACAGATGGTTCCGATTTAGTTTTGCTTGATACGTTCAAAATATGGGCTGAACAAATATTTGGATGGTATTATTATGAAGAGCGAAGTGTGTTTGAGCCAAATAAAAATGGTAAGGGTGGTAAATATGTTACTAAGTCTATCAAAAAGAGATTGATAAATAAACAATATTTGATTATACCTCGTGCAAATGCAAAATCTGTATATTTATCTTTTATACAGTCATTCTTCATTAATATTGATACATCTACTACACATCAAATTACTACAGCCCCTACAATGAAACAAGCAGAAGAGGTGTTAAGTCCTATAAGAACATCTATTACTCGTTCTAGAGGACCATTTTTCAAATTCCTTACACAAGGAACTAAAAATAGTAGAACAACAACTAAAAAAATGCTTGACTCAACCAAAAGAGGTATTGAGAATTTTTTGACAGGTTCGTGGTTAGAAATTCGACCAATGACTATTGCAAAATTACAAGGTTTGCAAGTTAAATGTTCAACAATTGATGAATGGTTATCTGGTGATATACGAGAAGATGTTATGGGTGCCATAGAACAGGGGGCATCTAAAGTTGATGACTATATCATCATAGCAGCATCATCAGAAGGTACAGTAAGAAATGGTCCTGGTGACTCTATTAAAATGGAGTTAACTGATATATTAAAAGGTGAGTATATTAATCCACATGTATCTATCTGGTGGTATAAGCAGGATAGTATTGAAGAGATTGCTAACCCTGATCTATGGCTTAAATCGAATCCTAATTTAGGTAAAACTGTTCAATATGATACATTATCATTAGAAGTTGATAGAATGGAAAAAGTCCCATCGGCTAGAAATGATATTTTAGCTAAAAGATTTTCTATTCCTATGGAGGGCTATACATATTACTTTACTTATGAGGAAACAAAACCTCATAATAAGCGAGATTACTGGAGTATGCCTTGTGCTTTAGGAATAGATTTATCACAAGGTGACGACTTTTGTTCTTTCACTTTTTTATTTCCATTACCTGGAAGAGGATTTGGTGTTAAAACTAGAAATTATATTTCCAGCTCA